ATTGAATATCATAGAAAAACCCAAATAAAAATACGATAAGATAAGCCTTTTTAAAAGCTAACCTTATCGTACTTTTATTTAAAAAGCATGTGTCTGGTTACATGCCGATAGTGCATCATTTAAAGTGTATCTAAGATAATTCATATCATGAATTTGCATCGCATTATGATATTTCTTAAATGCCTCATCGGTCGGAAAGTTAATATGCATATTTGCTAGTCGATCAAGTACTTCTTTGTCTTCCATGTCATAAGCATCCTTCACTTATCGATACCTCCCTTATATATACATTATAACAAACCACATTTTAGAATCAATTATTTTCTGAATATTTCAATAAATTAATACAGCTATAATCTTATATAAACTCAATAACAATACTTTCAAATGCAAAATCAATCTAAAATTTATGTATATAAGCTCACTCAATTTGAAGCAAAAACAATTCTTAAAAGATAAACACCATGTAAAAATCACAAAAATTCTATCCATAACCAACAATAAAGTTCCTCTGCACACAAAAACAAGGGCTGACAACTACTCAATATAAGTAGCTGTCAGCCCTTTATTTATGCGCTATTTCTTTTTCTTCATAGCGTCTTCCTGATTTTTATTCATCATCGTCATCATTTGCCGTAAACCGTTTCAAATACCGACAAATCAATGTTTATATAAAATATGCTTTTCGTTTTTAAATAGCGTGGTTGACGCATTTTTTCATATTCAAAATTACTTTCCTTACCATATACCTTACCACAGATTTTTAGAAGTAATTTAAACAAGTTCACAAAGCGTTCGCGTGTCCACGAAAGTTAACGCATATTTGTTCTATTTGTTCACAAAATGAAACGAACAATTACCACTTATATTATATCATTTTTTGTTACGTAATTCTTCGTAAGTATCCATAGCTGAAGAAAAATTGTCGTCCCAAGATATTTTACCTTCTGCTGCTAATTCATCGTAACAATTTTCTAACTTTCTACCAGTTTTGATCGATATACCATCTCTCTCACGTTGACCTAGTCTTAATTTAGAAATTAGTGAACTATCTATACCAGTGCGTTTACCAATTTCATAACCACTAATTGTATATTCATTATTCGTTTTACTGAACAATAAAACAAATATTTTATCTTCCATTTTAAGCATAGTTGACCTACTTTCTTCCTATTTAATTATAACTTATAAATAAGCGTTGAAACGTTCATTTTATAATTACCAATTCAAAATTAAAGTAATGATTGATAATATTAAAGCAATTATCATTAGTGTTAATGTAGCTTTTTGTCTAGTTTCGCTTGTCATATCCAAACACCTCCTAGTAAATTTGCTAAAATATAATTAACATTTTATAATAGAGGCAAGGGCATTAAGCCCTTTGCCTTTTGTTACAAGAACGACTTGACAAAGTTGAGTATTTGGAAGATTAAGCCTGCGACAGCTATTCTAAACATCAACTTTTCTCGTCGTTCTTTTTGTATTTCAGAACGTTTCAACGCTACACCTCCTTTGTTCTGAGGCGTTGTAGGCGTGTTAACTACCTACTTACTTATTATACGACAATATTGTACAATTGTACAATAAAACTTTTACTTTTTATTAAAAAAACGATAAAACATAAAAAAATAGGGCAAGCACTTATGTGCCTACCCTTATAATATGATCACGTGGTGTAGTTATATTGTACCCTATTTACTTAAATTCAATCTTACCGAACAAATCTTTTTCGTACTTAATACGCTCTTTTACATCAGTTATTTTAGCAACTGCACAATAGAAGTTACCTGCTTTTGGGTTAGTTGGATATTTGAAACGTATCCACCAATAGCCATTTGCTTTTATTAATTGATCGAAATCTACCCAATCATCTTTAGTAAATAACCATGATCCTTTATCTACAATTGCTCCTGATGTACTTGGCGATCGTCTAACTCTTATACCTTTTTTAGCATTAGGATAAAAACGACCTTTCCATGCCCATTTCGTCTTTTTAGGTGTTGCTTTTTTAGCAACTTTCTTGGCAACTGCTTTAACTTTTTGAACTGGGTTTTTGCTTACATTAGGTACCCAGAAACCAGCACAACCAAAGTAATTATCAACACGACGTCTAGGTGCTAAATTTCCTTCGCCATTCCAATTCTGTTCAATTACAGTCATGAAGTTTCTATCAGCTTTTTCAACAATAAAAATATGCCCCCATTTTACATAACTAGGTGTGCCGAACGTTGCAACACCAATTGCGCCTTTGGGTGGTACATAGTTAGGAGTATTTGCATGCCATGTGAAGTAAGGTGCTAATTTGTTGTTGACTGCGTCACGAGCATTACCCCACATTCTAATTTTGTTTTCAGTAAACCATAATACATAATCAATAATTAAGTCCATACACTGTGCATTGAAACGTTTATCAACGTCTATAGCGCCAGCCTCCATTGCACTCCAACCACTTTCGCGATACATACGCGATTTAATACGATAAGGGCTATCGACTGTTTTATCTAAATAACTTTTTAAACGCGCATTAACTTGCGATTGTGTAGCGTAACCTTTCATTACTGCTTTGTTAGCTTTTTGTTCTGCTTTAGTAGCTGTTTCTGGTATCTTAACTGGTTCTACTTTAACATCTTTCTTGTAGTATTTCGCTACTACTTTATCTAAATTTGAAGAATCTCTACCATACCCACTAGCTTGTAATGCGTTGCCTGGGTCTTGTTTATCATCTTGTATATTTTGATGACCGGGCATGTGTGTTTTGTAATCTATCTTCCAGTATTCAGAAAGATATGCCAACACTTTTGCACCATTCTCTAATGATTTTAACGAACGCTCTTTCGCTTGCTTAGGATTGTTTTTATCAATGAAATAACTAATTTCTACGCCTACTGCTGCATCGTTACTGTCAACGCCATACCATAAGTTATCCTGTATCGCGTTATAAAGCACGTGCCATGCTTTCTCTGTTGTTGGTACACAAATAATTGCGTGCTTATCATCAACAAAGATATGGGCGCTTGCTGTTTGATTAATGTCGATATTATAAGTGTTTTTATAATAGTTCACATTATCTTGCGCTGTACTATTCGGGTTACCAGTGTCATGTGCAACTAAAAATTCTGGTTTGCCTTTTCTTAATTTTTGCCCTGAACGGCGTGTACCAAAAGGCAATAATTGAAATTCAATTGGTACACCTTTCCATGTTTCTTGTGTCATTATATTTCCTCCTTATAAAATAAAAGGGTACACACAATGTGCGTACCACATAATTAATCGTTATTCGGTTCGTTGTAACTTAATGCTTGTGCGCTATCAGTTGGACCTGTACTTGTTCCATCAACCATTGCTGTATAGAAATTAACAATGATTAAGACAATTGCAATTGGATTTTTGACAATATCTAACAACGCATAGCCCACACTTGCCCATGTAGTTAAATTCTGCCAATCAATCCCAATATAAATAAGCACTGGCAAGAATATCGAAACTATCATTTGAACAACTGCTGTTGGATTGTTAAAACGTACTTTCCAGTTAATACCTAAAAATTTCATATACTTTCCTCCTTATAAAAAAGCAACCGACATAAATGTCGGTCGCAAAATTAATTGAAAAATAAAGGTGCAACGTAACGAATAAAGACTTCTAATAAGCCAATTATCCCTAATACGATTGCACCTTTTTGTGTATTTCCTAAACCATCTACTTCTTTTTTATCTATAGTATCTGATACTACACCTACTTCACTAGCTCTAGTAATATTAAGTTTACCAACTTTCTTTTCAAGTGAGTTAAATCGATTATCAACACTATTAAACCTATTATGAAAAGTTTCATTGGTATTTTTCATTTCAGCAACTAATCCATCGATACTATTTAACAATCTATTGACTGTTGTTTGTTGACTCTTGTGACTCTCCTCAAGCCTTGTACTTAACATTGAAATTTCATGATATCTATCGTTATGCGTTTGTTTTAAGTTTTGCAAATTATCATCGATTTTTTCAATTTTGGTACCATGTTCTTCTAGTTCTTTTTCAATTTCTTTTATTCTGTATGTTGTGAGAGATTTTTCCTCCATAAATCAACTCCCCCTAAAAACGCAACGATTAATAATATTATACCTACCAACATTTCTGTGTAATAAGTAGTTGGTAAACTTGCATGGTCCACACTCATCATGCCAAACATTAAATGTATTATGCCTGAAATAAATGCACTTATACATGACATATATTTACTTGCTTTCTCTTTCATAAACTCACTCATAAATAAAAATAGAGAACTTATCAATAGCAACCAACCTACTGATGAAATCTCTACATGCTTTGACATGTTAATGTAAATAGGCGATGCATTTATTAGATGTTCATCATCGTTACTTATCCATGCCATTGCTCTTATGACACCTATCCCCGACAAAACAACATTTAATAATAGTAACTCTATTTGATAAGTGTTTATACTTAACACTTTATTTCTAAATTTGTTACTCATTGAATTGCCCCCTTTTGTTAAGGTATAACATTTTCAGTCGCTTGTGGATTATCGTTTTGAGTTACTTCTTTAAAATCTATTGTTTCTCCCTTGTCATTAAACATTTCTCGTTGCACATCTTCTTTTGCATATAGAACTGTTTTATTGCTGCCGAATAATGAATTCATCATGTTTTGTACAGAACATGCTTGTTTTACTTTTTCCTCACTATCAAATCTGAAAATTGAGCTATCGTCATACGCCTTTTGGAAACCACTACCATTGAAAGCTTTTGACAATGGATATCTTGCACCACTCTTATCTTGTTCTATTAGAAAATAACTTAATTTCTTTTGTTCTAGCATAATAAATGCACTCCCTTTTTTTATATAAAATTAGTGGCATACATTACTCTTGTATGCCACTTTCATAGCTTTCGTTTAATTTTTCATTTTGTTCTTGAATAATTGCTTTTAACATTGCATTTTCTCTTGATAAATTCGCGTTTTCTTGTACTAAATTATTAATTACATACTCTGAATTAGCTTGTAATCCTTGATTATTTTGTTCCATTGATTTGTTCCTCCATTTTTTTTATTGTTTCGTTTTGTTCTTCTAACTTTTCATTAAGTTGTTGTATTGCTCTTATTTGCCAACTTGAGATTTCATAAAGGCTTACACCATCGCCATGTATGAATTCAGTAGGTATATCATAATCATCACCTATAACTAAACCACGTCTATATAGTCCTGCACCATTATCAGGACTTACATCTTTGTCATCGTCTTTATCTTTCAACTTGTATTGATATACTTGTGTTTCATTTACCAATACATTCAACGCGTCGTAATTCCAAGGAGTTATATTCTTTTTATATTTTTCATCAGAGCCGGGTAAATAGTCTGCTGCTCTTATACTTCTATAAGTTATTCCATTACCACTATTATAGCCAAACTCATTTGTTATTCTTACCTCTCCTAGACTACGTGTACCTATATACATTGTTTTGTCACCACGATTAGTAACCATAGATGTAGCAACAAGTTGATTGTCTAATGGTAATGCACCATCATTAATAGTTCCAGTTGATGTTCCATTCCAATAAACTGTTGTTGATCCATTACGTTTAAATATTGAGTTTGTCATTATGTTCCCGGCGTCTAATACAGTATTACCACCAGCAGAAAAACTGCCGTCTACAACTTCAATGTAACTTCTGCCTTTATAAAAACGTAAGCCACTATAGTATTGCCAACTATCTTCATTAGTTAAGTCGCCAAACATTAAATATCCTTTAACATCTGCATTACTTGTGGCACCAGTTGTAGATGTAAATGCGAATGTACTGTTACCCACTTCACTTTTCTGCGGTCTTAAGTATATAGCTGAACGCATACTCTCTAAGTTAACAGACGCTCTTGATTGCACCATCGTTCTGTTTAGTCCACTTGTTAATGCTGCAACGCCACCATATGAATTAATAGTAATACCATTCGCGCCACTAGGGGAATATGACGGGTCCCACCAAGCAATTGTACCTGATGACCCACCACTTTCTCCCTCGCCGTCCATAAATGTAGATATACCATAATATGAAAAGTATAATGACGCGTTCTTGGTATCATTTCTAAATCTTAAATGACCATCTTTCAAACGTGTGTATATAGGGTCTGTATTGCTTACGCCACGCCAATCAGTCGAAATAACTCCACCTAATTCGATAGCGTTGTTACGAATATCAACGTATCTCGTTGACTTATCGCCTCCACGTATACCTATTTTATTAACGTTTATGTCTAATCCTTCTGTTGAAAGATTTAAACGGTTAACCACTTCATCTTTGCCAACTTTATTGTTAGTGGTATTTGCCAATACTTGAAACTCTTTATTAACTGTTATATCTACTTTATCGCCACGTATTTGAATACCATTAGGACCAACTGTGTGTGATTGTATTGAGCCATTTTCATCGTAAGTTAATGATAACCCTGTAGTTGTGTTGACAGTTAAATCAGAAATTACATTAGACAATGTTTTTTTACTAGCGTTCATTTCAGTTGTCGTTGCTCTTAAAGATATTTCACGTCCATTTTGTTGAATTTGTGTATTATACATGTTCAAACGACGTTCATTGTCTTTTGGGTTAATGGCAAAATTTGTAGGTGTTTCACCTTTTTCAAATTTAATTGCAGCATTAACAATGTCTTGTGGAGTGATATTACTTCCTAAGTTATTTTTGAAAAGTAATTTTATTTGAGATACATCATCATTAAATGAATATTTGTAATTATCTTTAAGACTATAAAATGAACTAGAACGCAAAAACGCTCCATTTACATCGTATTGATAGAAACAAACATCGTAATTAAAATCGGAAGGCATGTTATGAACTTTAATTACGTGCATTCCTGATGTAACGTTTATAAAATCCACTGTTCTCACTCTAGTTGAGTTAGTGCCACTAGGAACACCTGTAGTTGCGTTAAAAGTACCATTTTCATAAGTTACATTTGTTAATAAATTAGGAGGTGCATTAGTTAAATCGTTAAATTCTTTTAAAGTAACTCTATCAGCAATACTATTACTTAATTGTATACGTTCACTTTCAGCATTATTTAATCGTGTAACAATGTTGTTTTGGTCTGTGACGTAATCTGACTTAGATACTTTACTAGCAATTTGCGATGGTAATACATCAAGTGTAGCTTTTTGATCATTCACTTGGTTTTGAATAGGAGTTAGTTTGTCATTTAACGTTTGAGCAACTTCTGTTTTTGTAGCTGTTAATTTTAATCCGTCTTGTAAAATCTTAATATTACTTTCAGATGTAGTTACTCTTAAAGTTATTGGGTCAAGTTTTGCATTGGTATCAGCAATTGCAGCATTTTTGGCGTCTGTTGCTTTTGTTTCTGCGTATGTTTTAGCAGCATTTAACTTGTCGGTAGCGTCTTGTATTGCTCTTTGTTCTTCTGCGTCTACAACACCGTCTGCGTATGCTTGTGCCTCCAATTGTTGTAATTCGTCTTGTGCGTCAGCATATACTTTTGCTGCCTGTTCTGCCTCTTGTGATAAACGTTCACTTTCAGTAATTGCTTTTTCTTTCGCCTCATTTGCCTTTTGTTCAGCGTATAACTTTGCCTCTGCAAGTTTATTTGTAGCGTCATCAATTGCGCGTTGCTCAACCTCATCGACAACTCCATCAGCATATGCTTGTAATTCAGTTTCTTTCAATTTGTCCTGTGCGTCAGCATATGCTTTCGCTGCAACTAATGCGTCATTTTGTGCTTGCTGAACAATCGTGTCAACGCCATCAATTTGTTTTTGAATATTGCTAATACTTGCGCTTAATTCATTCTTAGCAACAACTATTTTGTTATCTGTTTCTTCTCCAATAGCCTCGCTTAATGAACCGATTTCACGTGACATAAATTGAAATACTGTGTTTTGCATTTGTGCTAATTCTTCGCGACTAGGAATATCGCCTAATAATTGATTATTTTCACTATCCCATTCGCCATTAGGTAAAGTGGCTGCTATTTGTTCCATGGCGTTGTTAAACTTCTCATCAGTGTATTGTGATTGCAATAACTTAAATCGCTTGTCTATCGCGCGTTTTGCGTTCTCAATCGCATTGTATAAGGCTTGTAGTTGCTCGCGATATCGTAAGAATAACGCTTGTGTATCAACAAGTTTACCTATTGTAGCTGTTTCGGGGGTCATACTATCAATATTAGTTTTAATATTGTTATATGTTGTTGCTGTTTTATTAAATTCAGTATTAACTATAGCTTTTAGATCATCATCAACTAAATATTCGTTGCTTATAACTTCGTACACATCTGATTGTAAGCGTGCATGTTGTATAGTTAAATTAACAAATGTATTCGTTAATGAGTTAAACAAAGCCTTTTCACGTGTAATACCACCTATTTTTTCAACGTTATTTGCTGTTTCTTCAATCCATTCGCCATTCCAATAACGACGTAATACAGCAACTTCGGGATTACTTGTGTCATACCACATCATGTCATTAACTGGGTTTTCGGGTGGCGTTTCTGATTTAATTATCTTACGTTCAAAGTATTCTAATTGCCCAGCAACAACATCTTCAACTATTGTATTAACATTATTGATGTTGTCATTCATTTTTTGTCGAATATCAGCTAATCGATCGTATAAATCTTTTCGTAATTCACTTTCTTTATACTCTTTAATATTACCGAAAGTAAATGTACTTTCTTTTGATATTAAATTATATACTTCACTCACTACTTCTGCCTCAATATATAAAGGTGGATTAAATTCAGTATCTTTCACACGTACTGTATCGCCTAATTCTACTTGTTCATGATCATATAGGTTGTTTAGGTCTACTGAACTAATCTCGTACGAAATAGCCGCCTTTTTGTCCTTGTTAAGTTGTGTCGTTGCTAATGTTCTCAATCGTGCCTCGGTCATTTCAGAGTCATCACTTTCAGGCTCATATATACCCCATATATAACGTTTTTCTAAACCGAATTGCTCTTGCGCGTCATCATCTGTAACTACTAATTCTAAACGCTTTCCACTTTCATTTTCAGGACCTATAGCTAACAATGCTGTTTTAATTTCAGAAATATCAACAGTCCTAGTCATAGTTAGTAAGTCTTTACCATATTCAATTTCTTTACCTTTAAACATTGCATTTTTTTCTTTTAAACTTACATACCGATGTTCAACTGTATTAGACCCTAATTCAATATAGAAATCTAATTCCATTGTATAAGTTGTTCTCATTTGCAATAAAACTTCATAACGTGTTCGATACGAAGTCCAATTTGATGAACGAACGCCACCATACTGTGTTTCTTCTGAACGTTCCCAACCAGTATCTTTCAATATATCATCAAGGGCTTGTGTGGTAGTAAATTTATCAAAACCACCGGGCGCATATGGTTTAGCTGTAGCAATATCTTCGACGTATGAGGGATTGCATTGTACTGTTGTTTCATCGTCTATATCATCAGAAACATTAACAATAATATACTCACGATATTTATTATTTCTATCAGGCACTATAATTCGGTTTCTTTCACGCATGTTGTATGCTCTATCACTATCAATTATAAAATCAAAAGTATCTGTATTTTCTTCTTTATTACGTGAAATATTTGCTTGTGTAATATAAAAGTCTTTGTCTGATATAAAATCAATAATATTATCGTCAAAATCTAATACATGTATCAAATTACAATCGCCTCCTTTCTAGTAAAATCTATCTCGCCATTTTATCTTTGTATCAAATGCCCCTGTTGGATAAATGTATAGTTCGCCATATCCAGCGTCTATATTAAAGAAATCACTACCGAATGTTTTTTCAGATAGCATAGGTTCTTCTCCAACGATCACATTATGTGTTTGCATATCTATTTTAACGACATCGCCCTTTTGTATAATCACATCTTTAGCGCCTTTTGGTTTAGGTAATAACTCTGTATTAAAGGTCCCCAAACCGTTCATTTCCATCCAGTTATAATTTGCTGGTTTAAAGCTAGAAACACTTATGCCAGATATTGGACGTTGGTAGAAATTACCTTTATCAATCCACGTTTTTTCATTCACATCAATAGGTTTTAAACGCGCACCATCTTTAATATGATCGTATTTCCATGATTTAATACTATAAGTATTTCCAACACGTTTTATACGCATATAAACAACCATTCTTTGTAATTTATAATATTTAGGGTCGTCTGGATAATCATATATCTTAATTTGATCGCCGTTTTGATTAAATAGTGTAACAACAACATGACCATTCTTCTTATTATGATATTTATTTTCATAACCAATAGCAGCTATTAAACGATTATCTGTATCGTAAATATGTTGCGCTGTTCGACCAGCACCCATTTGTCCTTTTTCTACAATACATTTATAAGTTATCTGAAAATCTTGTGCGCTACGAGGTAATGTGCGTCTTGTTGCTGCACCAACCCAACCTGTTGTCGCCTCTGGAAATTTATTAACACGAAAACTTTCGCCTAAGTTTCCAATTTCAAACGTTCCACCAACAGTACCACCTAAATAATTATCGGGAATAGCACCTGTTGCCATTCTATTCCAACCACTTTGTGATTGTAATTCTGTATGAAGTATAGGAGGCATATAGTTTACTGTTTCTTTTGTTACATCATCGTCGCCGACCATAAAATAATCTTCTTCGCCTTTTGCAATCATAAAATAACTAGATGGTTTTAATGCTGTAGCCTCTACAATGATAGGCGTATCTGCCGTACCTACATTTGCGACACTTACTTGATCTGCTATTGCTGTATTTGTTGAAACTTTACGTGAATATTTATATGGGTCAATACAAATAAATTTAACTGTAACTTTCCCGAATGATACAAATCTTTCAACATCAATTTGTGATGATAAGATAGCAAAATATACTTTTTCAGGCTCTCTATCAAATATCAATTCTTTCGGTTCATCAGTTGTTAACCAACCTATAAAATCATCTGCTAAATCTTCAAGTGTCTGTGTGTTGTATGTCGCGTCTACTAATATGCTAGCCTCGATTTCTCGGTGCTTTTCAGAAATATGATTAAGGACGCCACCAGGGCGCCCTTTTACTTCTGTAATATCTAATTCACGCGTCTGACCCCAACCAGACTTATAATCCATATAATCACAATAATTTTTACGAATACCGTTGAATGAGAAATTACTCACTATCTACCACCTCCTTTAAGTTTAACTTTTCTATCTTCTTGCTTTTTAATTTCGTTATTAACATCGCCAGCTATTTCATGTGCGACTGCTCGTCCATTCATTTGGATAACTGATGATTTATTTGCTGCATTTTCTGTGTTGTCTGCGATTTCTGCTTGATATTTATTATTATCACGTAATAAGTCAGCGACCATACGCATAACAACAACATCTTCATTAAAGCCAAGCATTTCGCCTGTACGATCGTGAATAGCCTTAGATTTAACTTTGTTAGCTGGGTCATGACTTATGATACTTTCACTAAAGCCACCTTCAGCAAGCCATGCCATTTGTGGGAAGTTAGCAAAACCTCCACTTGCATAAGCATAGTCAGCAGCACGTTTAAATGCACCATTAAAACCATAATGTGGTGTATATCGTTTATTGATATAATTTAATACTGCAACTGCTTGATCGACTGGGTTTTTATAATTGTTATGTCCTTTCGTCTTACTTCCATCAAATGTTGTTTTGATCATTTGGAACATACCACGTGACGGGTTACCATTACGTGCGTTAATATCCCAGTTGTTAACTGCGTTTACATCAAAATTACTTTCGCGTTTCGCTAATCTCATCATTTGGTCAGTTACATAACCAGTATTAAATTTACCACCCATAATTGCTTGTGCGCGTTTTATTATTTTACGAGCAGCTGCTGAGCCAGAGCCAAAGTTGCCTCCTCCACCCATTGATGCAAACTTCTCAGGGTCTATTGTGTTCTTATTCGTAATAAATGGAGAGTTACCTTTCTCAACTTGATAGTGTAAGTGTGGTCCTGTAGTCCACGCACCACTGTTACCAGTTGCCGCGAATTTTTCGCCTTGTTTGACTCTACCAGTTTTTAAAACTCTGCTAAGGTGTAAGAAGAATTGAGTGAATTTGCCACTTAATAATTTGGCTACAGTTCCTCCACCATTATCATGCATTTTACTTACTGTACCGTTTGTAGGTGCTTTTATTACATGACCTACAGGCGTAGCATAGTCAATACCATAGTGTCGACCACCATTAAAGCTATATCCCGGTACTGCTTTATTCGGACTATATGGTGTTGTTTTTGGATATTTATCGAATGATGATAAATCGGCTCCTCCACTTTCTTCAAGCCAACCTTTAAATAATTCTTTTACGCCACCTTTTAATTTTTTAAAGGCACCTTTCATAATGCCACCCATCATATCGCCTTTTACAAAATCAAAGTTAACACCGAATTTTTTAAGGACAAGGTCAACAAGTTTTCCTGGATTAGACGCATATTCAAATAAGTCTTTAGCAATACCTACTGCTTTACCACCTAGTTCTTGCGCTCCTTTAACACCTTTATCAAAAGTTTTAGCAGTTTTATGTTTGACTGTATTGTATCCATCGCCTATACCATCTAACAACTGTCCACCTTTTTGTTTCGCCCATGTACCAGCGTTAAATCTTGGCAATGTACCCTCACTGAATTGTGGTAAACCATTTGCTTGTGTTTGCGCTCCACTTTCTACAGTAGAACCTTTTGGTAAATAAGCTAATGTATCAGTGCTTGGTGTTATAACTTTCTTGCCGTTTGGATAAGTAATTGTTTCATTTCTATATCCACCACGACCATTACCTTTACCTTTGTCGCCAACAATTGCCATGGTATCTCTATTGATTTTACCGTTGCTTACATAACTATTCGGGTTAGGACTTGTACCAGTAGACAAGTTGAATGGTTTTATCATTTGTTTGCCCATACCAAGTTTATCGCCGACCCAGTTAACACCTTTGATTAATTTGTTTAATCCTTCTTTAACTGACCTAACCATACCGTTGATATGACCTTTAATTTTATCAATGATACCTTTCAAACCATTTTTCATATTGTTAAAAGTATTTTTGACAGTTCCCCATAAGCCTTTAACTGTATCAACAACTGAATTTTTGATTTTTCTCCATGTATCGGTTACAAAGTTCTTCACTTTATTAAATATATCTCTGGAGCCATTCCATAAATTATGGAATACATTTTTAACGCCACTCCATAATGATTTAGCAAAGCCAACTACTTTATTTCTAATAGTCGTCCATGTATTTACTAACCAATTTTTCAAGTTATAGATTATTCTACGCACTATAGCTGACAAATTATTAAATGCAGATTTAACACCGTTCCATAATGCTCTTGCTAAACCTACTACTTTGTTTTTAATGTAATTCCATGCTGAAATAAGCCAGTTTCTTAAATTAGAAATAATTTTTCTAACTATTGCAGATAAATTATTAAATGCTGTTCGTACACCAGTCCATACTGCTCTAGCAATCGCAACAACTTTAGATTTAATAAAGTTCCATGCTGTTATTAACCAGTTTCTTAATGTTGAAACTACTTTACGAACTGCATAAGAAAGGTTGTTAAACGCTGTGCGAACACCAAACCATAATGCGCGTGCTAAACCTACTACTTTCGACTTGATGAAGTTCCATGCCGTTATTAGCCAATTTCTCAATGTAGCGATTATCGCTCTTACACCTGTATTTAATCCTCGTATAGCATTTAATACGCCGTTTTTAATTGTGTTCCATGCCCAAATAGCAGATGACTTAATTCCGTTCCATATTCCTACAAAGAACGATTTTAAAGTTCTAAAGATAATTTTTATTCCATTTACGAAATTATTAATTACCCACATCACTGCTGTTTTGATGGTATTCCACGACCATACTGCCGCGGTCTTAATGCCATTCCAGATTGCACTAAAGAATGATTTTAAGAAACTGAATTGATATCTTATAGCTGTCAACCAGCCGTTGATAACAAACATTACGGCTGTTTTAATTGTGTTCCAAGCCCACACTGCTGCATATTTGATACCGTTCCATATTGATGTAAAGAACGACTTCAAGAAACTAAATTGATATTTAACACTAGCAATCCACGCATTTACTACAAACATTACTCCAGATTTGATACCATTCCACGCCCATATTGCTGCTGTCTTGATACCAAACCAGATTGCTGACAATACTGATTTCAATGCGCCCATTGGATTAGTTACTGCATATTTAATGCCGTTCCATGTTGCTATTGCTGCATTTTTCAATAAATTCCATGTCCAAATAGCGCCAGTTTTAATGCCATTCCAGATTTGTGATAGATATGGTTTTAACCAACCAAACACATTGATTGCTGCTTGCTTGATTGCGTTCCATGCATTAGTCACTATACGTCTGAATGTTTCATTAGTTTGCCATAAGTATATAAGCGCACCTATGATCGCTAACGCCCAACCGATTAATGGCACTGATTTAATAGCTGTTCCAATACCTTTGAATGATAAGGCTAATAATTTATTTGCAAATGCTGCTGCTTTTGTAATGCCTGTCCACACTGCCATGGCAATTCCTTGGGCTTTCATTGCTAAAGTCATTAACTTCGTTTTAATTAAAGCTCTGCCCTGTGCTGTTGTTAGTAAGGCAATAGCATATCTATATCCATTAGCAATTGCTGTTCCTGCTGCTGTAATACCATTCCATAATGCTTGCGCACCTCTGCCAATTTTTTGCCAAAGTGTTAGGTTTTTGATCCAAAGTGCAAGACGTTTAATGCCTCCACCCATTGCTGCAATAACACCTTTAGATTTGATCTGCTCTTTATTGAACAGTCTTTGCATTATAATTTGTGCGCGTTGTGTTCCAATAAGGGCAACAATTAAATTCTTTAACCTACCTAAAGGTCCACCCAATAACATTACAGCAACTGCACCAACTTTAAATACACCAGCAAACGTAATCATGCTAGCAATTATTTGGCTGATAACTGGGTGTGCCTCCATCATTTTCGCAACCCAACCTGTAATAGCAATCATGTTCTTCAACATAAATTCGCCTATAGGGGCAACTGCTTTAGTAAATGCAACAAGTATATCGACAATGTTGCCAATTAGTTCTCCTACTCTTGGTGCATTGGCTCTTGTATATTTAATGAAATCTTTAAAACCTTGTGTTTTATTTAAGTTTTCTGCCCAATTTCTAAAACGTTTAGCAAGATTGTCCATACCTTTAGTAGCCCATGCTGTTTGACCACTAAACGCTTTGAATAAGCCAATTATCCCCATAAATGTATTATGGAAAGCACTCAATAAGGTAGGTAGATTTGCTTTTGTATAGTTAATAAATGAGGCAATACCACGTTGAGTATTGGACGAATTAGCCCAAATATCAAATTTCTTCGACAGTTTTTCTAATTGTTGTCCAGTCCATGTGAATAAAGGACCAAATGCTGTGAATATACGCGTAATACCATTACCAACATGTCCTGCTGAATTTAAAACATTTTGGAATATTGGTGGACCTATTTTGTTTAACATTGCAAATGCTGCTGTAGCATTTTTAGATGATGTTACCCATTTGTGCATTTTAGCACTTGCTTTTTCAATTTGTTCTGCTGTTTTAACTAAAAACGGATTAAGCGTTGTTAAGCTGAAACGCGCCATATCAATACCATTACTCATAGTATTAAATATACGTGCTTGGTTTTGATTAATAAGTGATTTCCAATCTTCTCTTAAACCTTTAATAGCTGTTTGATAGCGTGTAACTTCGTTTGTAACTTTAAGTTGTCCATCTTCTAACATTTTTAGTGCTGTGCTTGCTTGTCCAGTAAACGCTTTAACAGCAAATAACGTCGTACCAAATACGCCTCCTAGACCAATAGCACCACCAGCCACTGTACTAAGTGCGCCACCAATACCCATGATTGATGTAATTGCTACACCAGCTATAGGTATGATACTTGTTAATGAAGATAAAATTGATCCTTTAAATACGCCTCCAGCTACTTCACTAACGTTTCTAAATGCTGTACCAATTCTATTAATACGATTAATAAAGACAGTAAAATCATTATTGATCGCACCTACAACACGTTTAGAAGTAGTAGACATAGCGCCCATGCGCAATTGCGTACGTGTAATGCCACTATTTGTCTTATCAAAAGTTTTATTTAACGTACCAAAATGCGTAGAAACTTGTTGTATTGCTTTCTTTGCGCTTAATGGTAATTTATTAAAGTTAACTGCTTTCAAATCAGTATTTAATTGTGACATTGTAGCTTTAGAAACTGTACCAGTTTTATTTAACTCATTTTTAAATGACGCCATTGTTCGTTTCGCTTGTTCCATGCTAGCGATGTACTTTTTAGTTTGATCGCTATTCATGTTTTTAGAAACATTCGCTAATGATAATTTAGAACTATCTAGCGCTGAATTAAGTTTTGAAAATGAGTTTGCAATAAGTTTGTTTTCATTCTCAAAGCCATTTGCATAACGTATATGATTAAAGCTATCTACTTGTTTAGTTAACTTATTAACATCACTTTTGATGTAAGCAAACGACTTATGTGCGTCTTGTGACAAGTCGTCAAAACTTACTTTATCAATACTATTTTTCAACGCATTTAATGATCCTTGACCAACTTTTCCAGTTTCTTTAAACTCTTTTTTGGTCTTTTCTAACTGTGTTTGAATATTTTTCATATCCAAGTTGTCACCAAAGCCGTCCATTGTTTTCTCAACTTTTTTCAAGCTACCGTCCATTAAGTCGAAACGTTTATTAATACTTTGAGTTTCACGTGTTGCTTTTTTCTCAAAGTTTTCTATTTTACGTTCCATACTATCTACGCCACGATTAAAACTCTTTACGTCAGCGTCAAAACCAACTTCTACTTTATTAACTTCTGTCATATTATTGCCTCCTTTCTTTCGTATTTTGTTACTATTTATCTATTTTCTAACGCTTTAAGTTTGTCTAAGCTATCCCAATTGTCAGTACCTATTACGTTGTTAGACGCTGTACCAACCATTCTGTGATTTTCTTCTGGTGTACCTGTATTGCTGTTCAACATTTTTTGTAATGTCTTAACAAATTTTTCATTTGCTTTTTGTCCTTTTTTATCGCCCGGTTTAGCAAGTGATCGTGATTGATGATTAAGCAATATGCGTTGTAATTCTGCTTTACCTTCTTGTTCTTTTTGTTCAAATTCACTAATAAGATAGCCAAACAATTCAACAACTGGTGCGTCTACAACTTCACTACGCCCACCTAATCGTTGACCTAACTGAAATACAAGACTTTCCTCAAGCGTTGCCGATGTTATGCTTTCGCTTGTTGTGTGTCTGGCTGATTGTCCGTTAGGAAGCTGAACGCCTTTCCCATTTGTGTAGATAATTTTTTAACACGTCCAACAATTTTTTCAATGTCGTTCACTTCAAGAACTGCCTCGATTAAATCAAAATACGTATCCATGTCTTGATGTTCTACAGTGAAACGACTAATACCTGACATGATTGCTACTATCTCTGTTAAACGGTCTGGAACTTCTTCAAGTAAGAAACCTACTGCGTCCATAACTGAAAAAATATTAAATTCTTCTGAACGTAATAAATCTTCAAAATCAAATCCGTCTTGGTATTCGCCAAATAACTTTTGCACAGTTAATTTAAATTCATCATTCTTTTTCAAGTCTTTTAATGTCGCATTAATCACTTTTGTTAAAGCACCAAATTGCGCTGGTCTAATTGGATTAATTTCAACTGCTCTTGAACTATCTAAGATTTGTACACTTCCGTCATTGTTTCCTTTGATATCTGTTACATTTACTTTTGTCATAATTTTTCATTCTCCTTATTATTCGTTTATTGTGATTTGGGGTTTATACAATAAAAAAAGGACGGCTTTTATTTGCCGTCCTTATGTGAGTAATTATTGTGCTAATTGTATTATTCTGTTGTTGCATTAGGCTCCTCGACATCAAGAACAGGTTCAGTGACAGGCTCAACAGGAACATTTTGCGTTCCCTCGTCTGTATTAATATCATTGTCTTGTGTCGGCTCTATAACTGGGGGCTTTCAGTACCAGCGTTCTCTGCCTCTGTATTGTCATCTTCGCCAACAAGTTGTTCCCAAGTTGGTAACACTCCGTTAGGATCAACCGCGCCAGTAAAGAAGTAATTACCTGCTTTGTTAGCGTCTGCATTGTCACGTGCATATGCTACAAATTCCATTTCAAATGATCCTTGCTCATTACCAAATGCACGTTCAACTTCACTGTTTGTAGCAACTTTGTATAAGTTGATATCACGTGAATGGTCTTTACCAGCGAAACGTGGGTGAATACGCATTGCTTTAGCACGACGTCTGTTACTAGCGCCTAATGGTGCGTCTGTAACACCTGTTGTTGTTTCTCCATCTTTAACATCTTGTGTACCAGCAATCGCTAATTTCAAGATATCGATAGTTTCTTGCCCAGCAACAACGGTAATCGTTACTTCATAACCGATAACACGTTGGTCGTATGCATTGTCGCCAAAGTCAGCGAATGAAATATCTTCAAGTGTAGGCTCAAATGTTACTGAACCACCCTCTACTTGTAAGTAACTATCTTTGTCGCCATTTTTACCATCAAATTTGATGATGTCTTCTCCTTCTCCGATGATAATGTCAGCTAAACCGAACATAATTTCATCGTCGCCACCACGTGTAGCTTGTGCGAAGTGTTGTAAGTTTAACTTCAATGGTTGTTCTTTTAATGCCTCTTTAAATCGTCCTGCCTCTACTGTGAAAGGTGCGACTTGTTTAATTTTTACCATTATATTTCCTCCTTTAATATATAAAAAAGAACACCATTTACTGATGTTCTTAAACCTTGATCATTTGTGTTTCAAAATTAAGTGAATATTCCATTACACCCTCACTTGTTGTACCTAGTAACGCTGGCTCGTGTAGTGCATAAACTTTATACACTTTAAACAATATCGTTCTAGTTTTTAATTCAACGGGCATAATAGTGTTTTCAATTGCATTGAGTTGTTCATATACGTTGTAGGCTATTTCTGTAGCTTTATCATAGTCAGATGACCTAACAATGACTTGGTATCGTGGTTTAGTTAACACACCCTCATATGAGCTAGGTTGTTGACCGGATGATGAATAAACCGTTACAACATCATCTTTCAATGTTGTTGTATTAATACTAAAGTCCATGCCTAAATTGTCATTTGTTTGTAGTAATTGCATTAAGTTATATTCAATCATTTATCCTAGCCCCTTATAAGTATCTATCACTGCTTCTGTTAAGTTGTTACGCCAATGTTTTTGATTAATATTAGCTGCATTTTCAAGATACTTTCTACCTGCTTTATATCCACCTACATTCGGTTTAGCGCGTGTTAATTCGCCACGACCATTAAAGTAATAACCCTCATACTTAACGCCGTCCTCATATTTGTTATAAGTACCGATACGTGGTTGTTCTTCATGTCGCCGTAAAGCGTACACAAGATTTGATCCAACTCTACCTGAAATAACATCGTTTCTGTATATTGCTTTTGAGGCGTTTATACTATTTTCTAAACGACCACTATCACGACCTACTAACGCTTTACTGTCAGCCTCCGTATTCAACAGAACTTCATCAGCAGCATTTACCATGTTACCAATAAGTTTGTGTTGCCTAGCGTCTATATCTGCACGTAATGCTTTAACTTTCTTTGTGTCGATTTTAATTCTTTCTTTAGCCATCGATAACACACGTTTTAAAGTAGATTTTAGACGCTGTTAAGTTAGTCGTTTCAGAAATAGCTTTGATCGTACCTTTTTTAACTTCGCCACTAATTGTGGTGTATTTAACTTCCATATTCTCTTGTACTGGAGTGTTAGGTAATACATCAATTTCATCTCGCGCCTCCTCAATTCTGATTTGCGCTGTGTTATTAACTTCTCCATGTTCTCTAGTACGACAAATAAAGTCTTTAGAAACAGTAATAGGTTTTGAATATTTATCCAACACCCTCTTACCATTACTATCGACTTGTGGAATTTGCAAAGTTAAATGCTGTTTCATTTTAGGTTTCATATTAAACGACCTACACGCATGCTTTTACTTTCAGGTGTGTTAATAAGACTATCGATCATTGCAACAACATTCGGACTTAAAGGCTCTTTATTCAACACTGCTTTAACATCTTTAACAGTATAATCACTTATACCTTGCCTACGCATCATAGCTGTGCCTTCTTCTTCGCCCTCTAAATTATAAAGCGTCTGTAAGGCTGTCATACGTATTGTAGGATTAATGTCTTTGTGTTGGATAAGAACATCGTTAATTTCTTCATGCGCGTTAAATATGTGTCTACGTGCCATGTCAGTATCGAGGTCGTTATAGTAATCGGGTGTTGGTAATTGTTCTAAATACTCCAACACTTCATCAATTTTTGATTGTTCCAAACTATCGACCTCCTTTAATTAGCTTGTTCTAATGCTCTAATATAATCTGACTTGATTGCGCTACCGTTTTTACCTGTTGGCTCAACGTTGATATTACGTTCCTCAATAATTTTTCTTAATTCTGCGATAGTATAACTTTCGTAATTGACTACTTCGTCTTGCTTTTCTTCTTTTGTAACGTTAAAAGGCTCAATAAATCTCTTTAAACGTTTTGCTGTTTGATCGTCTAAAGAAATAATTGAGCCAATGCTGTAAATACTTCCATCATATAAGATATTACTTTTCGTGACTTTGTAGTCAGTCATTGTTAATCACTCCTTTATTATGGATTAACGTTAAGATAAACAGTTCCATTTAAATTTTGAGTGACTGGTAATGCTACTTCGCCAACAATAGTTTTTTCTGACACTGGGTCTTGTGAAATCACTGTTGTTACGAACTTACCTTTAGCAAAATTGTTTTCGACACTAGGACCACTTAACGTTTTTCCTAATACTGCAGCACGTAATACAACTTTATCGTCAGCTAAATGCTTGATAATTTTGTGTGTGCCGTCAATTTGTACAACTGATGTTTCGTTGTCGTCTACTTGGATAGGTGGTAAACCAAAACTATTTAATAATGATTGGAAGTCATCATCTTTAACAATACGTGGTGTGTTTGTATCGCCAAATAATTCTAATTTAATTTGACCAGAACGTTTTAATTTTGTGAATGTTTTTGAGTTAACGTTAATAACTTCTGGTTTTTTATTACCATTTGTTTTTTGATACTGTTCAATGGCAAGCTGTAAATCAGTAATAGGCGTTGCCTCGTCAGTACCCCATGGTGCAGATACAGTTAAGTCATTTTCTGATGGTCTACCCAAATCTAATGAGATACGCGTTTCTGTACGTGGGTCTTCGTAATCCATACGACCGTTGTATGCCATTGAGGCACGTAGTAATTCTTTTGTTTTTTCAACGCCGTCTGATAAGTCTGCTGTATTAACTAATACACCATCAATAATTTTTTGACGTTCTGCGTCAGTACGTGGATTACGGTAGTGATACATTTCTTTCTCGTCTAAATGATACGCGTCTTGAATTTTAGTAAGTTCAGCAATAGCTTGTTTGCCTTGTCCTTTACTTCTAATTGGCGCACCAGAGTTGAAACCTGTAATAGACGCTGCAACATTGATTTGTTGCTCAATGATGTCATAAACGCCTTCGATATCCTCAACTTCTTCAGTTGGGAATGCTGCTGATAATGGATAAGCATTTGTTGCTGCATTTTGTGCGTCACTTGCTGTAATAAATGCTTGCAATTCAGCTTTTTTTAATTGCGGGTCAAGTAATACCATATGTTATTTCCTCCTAATAATTTATTTTTTAAATGTCGTAAACAATACGACCTTGCGTTGCTGATTTAAATGCGTCTGTTACTCCATGTAGTAATTCTTCACGAACAGACGCTTTGCGAATAGCGTCAACCAATTCATTTTCGCCTTTTCTAACTTCGGCGTCATTTGCTGTTAAAACTGGGGCGATCAATTCTGTTGTTTCTGCTGTTACTAATTCATATAAACCAGTTGATTTGTTTTTAGAAATTGCTGTACCAGCTGGCACTGTCGTATCTTGGTTGAATTTAGTACCATCTAATACTGGATTACCAACCGTATACTCAACGTTTTTAGCGTCACGTAAGAATGGTGGTTTATGACTATATTCAGTGATAGTTCTTGGTTTAAAATTCATACTTGTTTCCTCCTTTATTTTTTGAGTAATCTTTCAGCGTTTTTACGACCTAATGTACCTTCTGATACTTGGCTACCGTTATTACCTTTGCCTTGACCTGCATTGTAATTAACGCCTGTTCCACTACCTTGAGTGTTGCCATCTGTACCATTTTGTTCATTACTGCCGTTTCCTCCGTCTTGATTACTTGATTGTGAATTATCATCGTTAAATAAATAGCTGTCAGTTTCTTTTAACTTTTCAAGTTGTTCACTCAATCCTTGAACACCATTCTCGTCAGATAATGACACGTTTTCTTGGTCTACTAGCGCCATGACTGCAACTTTATTTCTTGCGCCTGTTCTGTCTAGTTCTTTGTCGATTTCATATCGCAATTTAACCTTATTCATTTCTTGTTTGTGTTGTTCATCTTTTTGAGAATTAGCCTCTTGGAGTGCTTTAACTTTTTCGTTTAAATCTTCGCCACTATTAACTTGGTTTCGTAATTCATCAAGTTTAGTATTTTGTTCATCAACTCGTTCTTTATAAAGTTTGACTTCTTGTTCAGCAGATTGTTTCTTTTCTTTTAAAACATCTAAGTTACTTTGCAAGTGTTGAACATCTTTACCATGTAGTGACATAACTTCTTCGACTTTGCTATCTTCAACTCCGATATTTCTTAAATCTTCGCGTGTAAAACTCATTTAAAATCTCTCCTTACGTTTTTTTATACGGTGTTCGACACCGATAGGATAGCGCTGTAACGTAGCACGTACGAATATCGCCTTTTAAAGTCGTACGAAAAGGACATAAAAAAAGGCTATATCTTATTAGATACAACCTAATTGCAATGGTGCTGTGCTAGGTGTGTAGTAGCAACCAGTGACTTATAATATAGTATTCAATTTTAAGTAAAAAACAAAATTCAAAACACAACCGTCAAGAAGATGTTTGAAGTACAAGCAAACAGTGCAATGATATTATTTGCCTGTTGGCATATGCTAATTATAACTTAATCCGTTATTTTTTACAAATTTAGTCACGCTTATTTTTATTGTGATGTATTAAAAAACGCCCAACCCTTTGTATTACTAGGGATTGAGCGCTTTATAAATTTCATCTAACTTCTATAAGTAAGATAAAATGTGTCACTTGTTATTACCAACTAATATTTTTTTCATTTCTTCATCACTAACTTTTCTTGGTTTAAAAGGTTTAGTTTTAACTTTCTTGTAAACACCTAGTTGCTCATTTAATTTTTCTTCTTCTTTCCATTTTTCAGGTAGTGACAAACGTTTATTACTTTTACGTGCTGCTTTTAGTAACTCTCTTTGTTTTTCAACTGAAATAGCCATTTTATACCACCTCTATTACAATATAT